TGATCATGAGAAACCTCGGTCGAGTGATCAGTAGGAAGAGACGTCGTTCACCAGCTCGACGGTGAACATGCGCGCCACGCTGGTGGCCTTGGCGGCTTGCCATTCGAAGGTGGCCTGGATGCCGCCGGGGCCCGAGATGGAGAGCTTGGGCTTGGGCAGGTAGACCTCGTGGGCGATGAAGGTCAGGCGGTGATCGGCATCGATCGCGTAGCCAAAGGTCAATTCCAGCGGCGTGTTGTTCGTGGCGGCATCGATCAGCGTGGTGTCGGCAAAGCGCACTTCGAGATTGCCGGTGAGGCTTGCCACCGTGGGATCGGCCCCGTCGATCTTGCCGTCGGAACGGATGGTCTCGATGCGCTCGAGGTTGTTGGCATAGGTCAGCTGCGCCGAAACCACGTTGCCCAGCGCCTGGCCTTCTCGCAGGATTTGGCCCTGGAACTGGTTGAAGCGCTGTAATTCGCGAGTGGCCGGGGTGTCATCCAGCGTAGCGGTGCGCCGTATTTCGCCTTGGGCCACCAGACCGACCGTGGCGTTCGCGGCTCCCGATCGGGCAAAGCCCACCTGCAGGCTGTTGACCATGACGCCGGAGGCGACGAACCAGGCCGGGATGTCCGGCAGACCCGTTTCCAGGGTGAGGCTGGGCAGGCTCGGTTTGCCTGAAGCAAAGGTGTGGGTCACCACACCCGTTCCCACCGAGGTGGGCTCGCCCAACAAGGCCTTGAGCCACAGGCCGATGTGCCGCACGTCCAGCGGCACGACCATGTCGCCCTCGACCTTGATCACGTCGCGGATCGGTGCACTCGGGTCACGGCCCAGGCCGATCAGGTCATTGGCGATCAGCCCCTGTTCGGAGCCGAGTGAGGTGGAGACAAAGGGCAGCTGCCAGTAGCCATCTACCGGGGTGCTGCCATAGGTGGATTCGAACGCGGCCAAGAGGCTGGCGTTCGCGCCGTAGGCACGGGCCATAGGTTTTTCTCCTTGGGAAGTGGGTTCAGTTCAATGGCCCGGCACTGCTGTAGTGCAGGACCACGGGCAGCAGGCAGGCCTTGATGCCGCTCGTGCCTTCAGGGGCCAGTTCATCGAACTTCGGCTGACCGATCTCGGCGTACTCGACGACAGCGGCCAGCGTCCGGTCGGCTTCGATCAGGGCCGCCAGTTCGACCAGCAGACCGTCCATGCGTGAATCACGCGCAGCGGCATCCGGGTCGGCCACAAACAGTTCGATGGCCACCTGGTGCTGCCAGTGGTAGGTCAGTGGCGAGAGCGACACCTCGGGCTCGCCCATCTCGCCGTCTCGCAGAATCGCCATGCCGTGGTCCGCGATGCGCTCGGGCAAGGCGGCATTGCGTTTGACCATCGTGACCAAGGACAACTGGCCGAGCACGGCGAACAAAGCACCGATGGCGTTTTCTCGTTGGCTCATGCGTTGACTCCGCGACGTTCGGCTTCATCGAAGCGGTTTGCGATGCGCTGAGCCAGGGTGCTGATCCAACGACGCGACGCGCTGTCGATGTCGAATTTCTTCTTCAGGGTCACTTGGGGCACCAGCAGGAACATCGGGACCGTGATCAGCCCTCGACCAGTGGTCTGGGCCTTTTGTGAAGCGGCCGAGAAACCGCCGCGTTGGCCCTGGCGGGCGCGCTGGTTTTCTGCGACGAGAAGGGAGGGTTTGCCCCGGCGGTAGATGAAACGCAGGCGCTGGCCCCGGAGCTTTTCCCAAAGGCCGGGGGTCATGCGTTTGCCGCGTGGGCCTTTGCCGGCAGCGGGCAAGGGAATGGCCAGCCAGAATCCATCCTTGGAACGGATGGTAGCCCCCTGGTCATGCGCACCGACGATGACGGGCGCCCGGCTGTACACCAGACCCGCCGCCTTGATGCTCAGTTTGCCTTTGGGGTAAACCTCACCGCGCCAGGTGTTGGCCAGGCGCTGGCCCAGGCCCGCGCCGGTGATCTGGCTGCGTAACTCGGTCTTGAGACCATCGGTCGCCTCGCGAATCGAGTGCGTGACCGCTTGCTCGGCGATGCGCACTTCATCGGCGAGCATCTGGTCTAAGTCGCCAGACAGGGCAGCTTGCAATCTCATACCGGCGCTCCTGTGAGCGTCCAGATCAAGCGGTCCCGATCAGCCAGGGGGTCACCCACCACCTGATAGGTCTGGCCGGCAACGGTGAAACGATCGCCCTCGCGGGGAGATGCCACGTCACGAGCCATCACATCGAAGCGGTGGGCGGCCACCACCAGCCGGGTGTCGCCGAAGGACTCGACCACATCGGCCTGTTTGGCGATGAATCGCGTGGCGATCTCGCGACCATCGACCAGCCGGTAGGTGCCGGGCACCCCCAGCCGGGCAAACAGGCGCGAAACCGCCCGCTCAAAGGCGGCTTGCATCGGATCAGGCGGTCAGCTTGATCAGCACGCCAGGGCGGTGGCACATGGGCAGCGGGTTGCTCTGCGTGTGCAGGTCGGTGCCACGGTCGAACTGGCGAGGCGCCTGCTTGGCGTACAGCGACTGGCCCAGCGTGTTGACCGTCTCGTTGAAGTCGGCCGGGGCGAAGTAGGTGCCGAAGGTATCGACCGTGCCGAGCGGAAAGGCATGGGCTTCGCCCGCAGCAATGAAGCGACGGGTGCCGAGATCCCCATTGGCTTGCAGGTAAGCAGCTTGGCCGCGGTACTCCTCGAAGGTGACACCCGCGTAGGTGAAGCCCGAGCGCACGTCGTTGATGAGCACCGCGCCCTGCTGCCAGTTGGTGTACGCGGTCTTGACCTCCTTGTGGGTGGTCAGTGCGCGAAAGAATTCGGGCGAGCACAGCACATGCACACCGGTCATGAATTCACCCTGCAGGGCGTCTTCAATCTTGGTCAGCAGGTCGTAGCAGTGGCCCTTGACCTCGCTGTTGGCATTGGCCAGATCGAAGTTGACCGATTGCGGCGTGATCTGGAATTCGGTGAACAGGTTGCTGATGACGCTGCCATCGGCGTCCAGGATCTCACCCTTCAATGCACCCATACGCAGATGCTCGAGCGTGATCGCGTGCTTGTTGCGCATAGTCTCTAGGTGACGAGCGAGCACGCCGGAGATGGCCTCCATCTCGGTCTCGGAGCCGAAGGCACGGATGCCCTGGACTTCTTCGGGCAGGACCACATCGTCGTGCGGGATGTGCGGAATGACGAAGGAGCGCAGCTTGCGTTTGCCACGTTCACCGACCGTACCGGGCGAGCCAGGCGGCTTGGTGGGCAGCAGGTTGAGCTTACCGGCGTACTCCTCCACGATGATCTGGCGGGTGCGCACCGGCTTGGCCGGGAACAGGTTCAAAGCCTCCAGGCGGCCATAGCGGTTGGGGATGAGGTTGATGGCGGCGGTGAGGCTGGCCATCGAGAATCCAGGGTTCAGAAACGGGTTGTTCATTCGAGGCTCCAGAAATGACGAAACCCGCGCAAGCCAGACGGCCAGGCGGGTTCGGGGATGAAAGACGGGCAGGTTTAGGACGTAGGTCAGGCGGATTCACGCACCAGCACACCGCGCTCGGCCAGCTGCTGCTCGTAGGCCATGCGCTGGGCGCCGGTGAGGGAAATCGGCCAGACCAGCGCGGTCTTGGCCACGATGGCGTGGCGGGCGATCAGGATGGCGTCGCTGCGGTCGGCATTGGTGGCATCGATCGCGTTGGCCAGCACCCCGATGGCGTCCTCAGTGCCGTCGGTGGCGGCGGGGTCGATGGCGTAGTGCTTGCCATCGCTGGCATTGCGGCCGAGTACCGTGCCCAAGGGCAGGTTCTGGCCAGCGGCGATGGTGGCGACGTCCCGCGAATAGCGGTTGGGGGCTTCGTACTTCAACAGGTCGCCGAGGTTGTTTTGTTCGGTGATGGAGGTCATGGGTCAGTCCTTTTCTGGGTCTGGTGCGTCAGGCCTGGGCCGTGAGTTTTTTGACGGCGGCCACTATGGGTGAGGCTTCTGGGCGGTCGATGTTTTGCGTGCCAGCATCCACGGTGATGGTCGAGCGGATGTCATCGGCCTCAGACCGTGCCGCACGGGCGTCAATCAGGACGCGCCGGACGTCAGCTTCGGTCTTGCCGACGGCGATGAACTCGGCCGCGCGGTCGGGGCAGCCGGCCAGCAGACAAACCTCGGCGATGGCCTGGGCAGCCTGAGTCACCTCTCGGCG